CTCATTCTGTAGTAGTTTTTAGAGAAAGGTGTTCCTAAATTAATATCTTCTGGAACAGTCGTGCTAGTTTGAGTAACTTTAGCAAAATCTCCATCAGCTTCTACTAAAACAGGATTACCTTTTGCTATCGTATTTGATGCCTTACCAAATACAATATCAGTTGGTGTTTCTTTTAATTTTAAAGCAGTTGTTGATATAGCTTCGCCAATGTATTGCGCGTCTGTTTGGGTTACAGTTGTTGATGTTCCATAATACAAAGTTGTATAGGAAACATAATTCGAGTTTGAACCATCTTGAACAGCACACATTGTGCCTACGCCTATTCCAGAACTTGCTGAATCTACTTGTAATTTACAATTATTAGTACTTATAACAGCTCCATCAGCTATTGATAAAGCTGATCCTGTTGATGTTATTATTTTATAAGTAAAGGCATCACTATTATTTCCATCATTATAATAAAAAATAATTTTGTTTGAATCTTGATCATAAGTAATGTCAAATTGTGAAATATAATTTACTCCTGTGCTTATTAAAGTAGTGTCTGCGGAATATGTTATAGCGTTTGTTCCTGCATTTATTGTTCCAATACATCCTTTAATGGAATATGTTGATCCGCCTGATAGATTTCTCCAAACAATAACCACTTGATCATTATCTGGATCATATATAGAGCTTATTAATGGAGCATCATCTGCGCCAGAAAAGTCAACTCCTGTTCCTACAGTATGCGTTGGACTGCTTCCTGTTCCACCAAAACCAAATACAAAAGATTTACCAACATCTCCATCTGAACCATCATAAGTAGAATATATGGCTTTAGCATTATCTGGATCAGTAACTAAGTTAGCCCTATTCATGTGAGCATTTGTATTTAAAAAACTAGCTTCTGTTGATTTGCCTGTTTCTTGTCCTGTTGTTGATTTTATAGCAAAAGCTCTGCCATAGGTTTCATCTGATCCTGAACCTGCATGAGAGTAAATACAAAAAACAATACCACAAGCAACACCGCCATCAGTTAAAGATAAACTTGAACTTGGAATCCAAGTGGTTTTCTGACCGCCTGTTGCAACAGGGCTATCGTTTCTAATTGTTTGAGCTTCAGTAGAAGTAAAAGTTGTGCCTGATATTGAATATACTCTTAAACTTGTTGATACTCCCACATTGTATATTTGTAATGCAATATAGCCATCTCCACTTGTTAAATCTAATCCGTTTGAATCTATTGCATAAGAATTAATAACATAAGGTGTTCCCCAAGTTATTGTGCCATCTGACCATGTTCCTGCAACCAAAGTACCATAATTAGAATTTGAAGTATCTCGATACGCCATTACATAAGTACCAGAGGTTGCTTCATAAGTTGAAGCTACTTTGTCTGTTGATGTATCACTTCCATCCATAGTTGTTAGAGATTTAACAGTTGGATCAGTATTAGTGCCTGTAACACTCGTTATAAACTTCTTAATCTCACCTGATGTATTACAGAAATAGTCATCACCTATTGTTAATCCACTCTGTGAGTTATTAATGCTTCCCTCTGGTAAGTTAATTTTTACTTCTTCTGTATCACTTGCAGTTGTTGAAGCTACTCCGAGATACTTAGTAGCATCAAAGTTGTTAGTGGTTGTTGTTTTGGTAAATGAGTAAGTTGGGTTAACAACATAATACTCAATGTCATCATTTGTGTAATCACCAAAGTAAGCAACAGATTTCTCATTAACATCATTACTTACTACGCTAGAATAAAATAAAGAAGCTCCTGCTGAGTCTTTGTTTTCACTTCCTACTGTTAATGTTACACCATCTGTTGTTGTGCAAAATCTGTTACATTGTTTGTAGCTATCATCACTATCTGCATACACCGCAATATATTCTCCTGTGTAATCTGAATAGTCTGCAACCTTACCAAAACTTTCAATATAACAGTTATCAGAAGCAATATTGCCATTACTAAAGTTGCTTGCAGTTATTGCTGTTCCGCTAATAGCTAAACTTGCGTATGAATAATAATTGCTTGTTGTGCTAATTGCTCCAAATAAAATAGCTTTATCTGTATAATTAGGATTGTAAACAGGGCTACAAAATGCTCCCGCTCCTGAATTTACTGAAGTTGGCGTACCAAAGGTAACTGTATTGCCATCAACAGTTAAAACAATAACATAAGGATATGAGTCGCTGTAGTTTCTATAATAAACTAAAAGTTTACCGCCTGTTAAATCACATCCATCATAATAACTTCCACCATTGCTTGTGTCTGCATTTTCACTTCCTGCTGTTAAAGTTGTGCCTGAGGCAGTTATAACTATTGCTGTTGTTTTGCTTCCTAAGGCATCATCAGCTCCATGACATATAAAGACATTGTTTTTGCTATTACTGTCGTAAACTTGGGTATAATGTTGGTCAACTCCACCACCAGTCCAAGCTGAAGCTAGTAATTCAATCTCTGTTCCTGCTGTAGCGGTTGTTCCAGAATAGGAAACTGCTGTTGCTAAATGTTTGTGTGTTGTTTGATTTGCATAAGTAACAATAAAGACATCTTGCTCTGGGTTGTATTTAACAATTTGCGTTAGTGAATTAAAACTTGCTAATGTTATTGGTGTTCCCCAAGTGATAGTTTCACCTGATCTTGTACCTAATACAAAGTTTGTCTGTCCTGCTGTTTCTCGATATGCAAAACCATAAGTCGTACCATCTGTAGCAACATCCATTGACCATTTATCATTAATAACATCATCTATTTTACTAATACTGCCTTGACTGTATGTTCCTGAGTTAGTGTTGCTTGATGTTGTTGTTGCAATTTGTTCAGCTTTGCCTGCGGAAGTAAACTGACATGGCTTGCCTGCTGTTATTGCGCCATCAGCTACATAAGTTTTAGATAAACCTTGATCGCTAAAGCTAGCTCGTTCAGCAGGGTAAGTCGTAAAGACTGTTGATGTTCCTGTTAGTGATACTGCTGATCCTGAGTTAGAACTTTCAAGAATAGTATCTCTGCTTAGTGTCGTTCCACTATGCGTATAAGTGCCAATGCCAACTTCCCATCCTGCATCCGATTTTATTGCGTAATAAGTTTGGTTGCCATCACCAATAACGGAAAATGCCTGGAAGTCTGTTTCTGCTGAACCTAAAGTTAGCGTTCCTGTGCCTGTAGTAGCTGTACTTACTTTGACTCTATCTTTTACGACTATTGCCATATTATATGTCCATCCAATTTTTTCTTGTGTTTCTGCGCTTGCGCACTAAAGGATTTCTTTCTTCACCTTGCTCTTTAGCTTGAGGTTCTTTTTTTCTATTCATTTTTTCATGGAGTATTCTCAAATTGACATTCAAGATATGATAAGCTCCAAACAAATACTGTAAGCAATCCCATGCTTCATTTCTGGCTCTTATCTTTTTCCATTCGGTGCGTTTAACACCTTTACTTATTCTTTCTACGCGTCTTTCTGATGTTAGTTGGTCGAAGTATTCATCATCAAGTGTAGAATTAAAATGAATCATACCTGATCCATCTTCTATCTTTAATCTTCCATAGATTAGACTTTTGACTGTATCTGAACCTATTGGAAAGAGACTAACTTTACCGATATTGTTTTTACTTGGTCTGCCTACTAATGCGCGACCATCGCCACCAACACCTTTAATAGCAAAAACTCTTTTATGTTGGTTTTTTCTTACATAAGAATAAACCTGCGATGTATGATGACCGCCTGAGTCAATGCAACTTCCTCTAACAGTTAGCTCAATGCCTAAAGGATGTTGATATTTGCGTTCTAAATATTCGTCTAAATCTTGCCATAATTGATGACCTGATGGATCTCCATAAAGAACATCATGTGCAATAATATAAACTGACTCGTCTCTGGTAAAACCTGCAACAGTTATTTCTAACCTATCATCTTGCGTATCTATTCCTGCAACCAGGATAACTACATCTCTTGGTAAATCATCGCCTAAATCTTCAGCTCTATCTTTTAGCTTATGACTATCAACTGATTCACCTGCATCCTCATCCCATGTTTCAGCAAGAACAGTATTAACAAATACTCTTAGCGTTTCTGGTAAATCTTTTGCTTGATGAAAGTAAACAGCTTGCTCATAAGTGCTATTCCACATCGAGTACAAGCCACTAATCCAGAAACTACGCGTTTGAGTAAACTCAGCATGAGCTTTCCAATACCCATTGCTAATCGCGTTAATCCTTTTACTGTCATCCCAAGCCGAGCCACATCCATTACAAACGATGTGAGCGTCTTTGAGTATTCCATTATCTTTTTGAAAATGTACATCTTTCCACTCCAATAACAATTCATCATTACAGTCTGGACACCTTACATAAAAGCGTCTTTGATCGCCTTGCTCGTAGAACTGTTGAATACGAGAATTACCTTTAATCGTTGGTGTTGAGACCATTCCAATCTTTCGATTGAAAAAGTTTGAGGTTCGTCTTTTACCAAGACCAATTATATCACCCTCAGTTGTCGCAGTAGAATACCTATCGACCTCATCGCATAGAAGTATTCTCACAGGTCTTGAGCTTGCACTAGAAGCTGAGTTTGAACCAATTAGGTCTAAACTACCTCCATCAAAAGACTTGCTGTAAACTGTGTTACCGCTATCCCTTGAACGAGGATCACGCACCTTACTATTCAGCTTTACACTATCTCTAATCATCGGAGTTATCCGGTTTTTAGAAAATGTGCCTGCCATTGATAATGTTGGTTGAATTATCATTATTGGACTTGGATCAAGATCAATATGATAACCTAATACATTCAGCAGTATTTCAGTTTTACCTAACTGACTACCACTCATAATAACAACTTGTTCTACCAAAGGATCAGAGAAAGCATCCATCATTTCTTTTTGAAAAGAATAAGTTACCCACTTACCAGGTGATGCACTTGTTTCCGATGATAGAACCCTATTTTGATTTGCCCACTCGCTGACTGTCATCTTTGGCGGTGGTTTCAAATTCTTTAATGTTTTCTGTGCTGTTATCTGTAGCGACTCTGTTGGTACTTGTAACATCTATCTCCACTTGCGTATTTACTAATTCACTTAGTATCAAATCTATTTCTTCATCTATTCTTGATCTAACCTGGACAAGACTTGTTGCACCATAAACATCAGCACTTACTCTTGAGCTTAAAGCTAACAGCTTTGTCTTTATTAAAACTGCAATGCTATTCCATACTCTTTCAATATCGTCTTGGTGTTGCAACTCACCATTCTTTTGCAATGCTTCTAATTCTAAAATTTCAGCTCTTGCTTTTTCTTGTCTTAGCTTTGCTTCTTTCAAATCTTGAGGTGCGTCTCCATGTACAACCTGACCTCTAAGGTATTTGATGTAACCTTGTATAGATTCAACTAATTTATACCTGTTTCTCTTTTCTTGTTTTGGCAATGTGCCTGACTTAGCTAATTGTTGTATTCTTCTCACAGATAGCTCAAGTATTTCACTTAGTTGGTTACTTGTTACAGTTAAATCTGGTTTTATCATATCTAAATCAGTTTTTCTTAAATCCTTGTAATATAATTACAAAATACTTATTAATTCTGCCTTTGTAGTATATCTACAATCTATTTTAAGCGTTTCTAAGCTATGCTTTTTTTTAAAAAACAATATGCAATACTTTATATTGCAAAAATCTTTTTTTGCTTTGTATCGGTTTGGTATCGCTACCGAACCTTGTTTAAAAGGTCTGTCGCTAGGAGAGACCTGCGCCACGAAAAACCCTCTAAAGCAAAAGGCTCAGAAGAACCTAAAA